CTACAACAATGCTGGATACTTCCAGATCCTAGTGTGGAACAAACTCCAAGGATCCGTGATTCAAGGGTCCCAACATTTGACTGTTACCCTTTTCGTTCAATTCATCAATCCGAGGGCAGCTCTGACTAAAGCACCAACTCCTTTCACCAAGTCTCCAAGGATCAGTTACAAGAAGATTCAAGAATCTTTGAAAAGAGCGGAGGAAAAAGAGGAGAAAAGGAAGAATACTTTTAAGGTTCCAATGCCTTCCATTCCTGGTTCATGGAAACCCATTTCACGGAATATCCCGAAGTTCCAAGCTGGGATTCTTACTTCTTTGGGAGCCGGTCTCGCGACTGGAGCAGCCACTGGAGTTATGAAAGCGATTTCCAGTGTGGTTGTGGATTCAGTTGCATCTCTTTTCCGTGTTGGAAAGAAGTGCACTGATTTCCTGGTCAACACTGACACGGGAACGACACTCAACATGACGATCACGAATGATCTTCGGTCCATTGAACCTATTGGGTACACCCCAAAAGATTTCTTGGAACCAGCCAAGATTTTCGACATTTCCAAACAACCAACTACAACTACTGAGCTGGCTGCAAAACCATCCAGGATCGCTGTCGTTGAGTGGCTTCCAACAGCCTCTGATGGACAATTCATCAAGATGTGGCCCGTTTATCCACAAGCTGGACATGACGTCAATTCTGGACCAAACTGGTCATTCCGACATGATTTGTCAAATCTGGGATACGTGGCTCTGTTCTACAAGTACTGGAGAGGTGATATCACTTTCACCTTTGAGCCAGTGGCAAATTCTTATTTCCGAGGCAGCCTTCTTGTGGCCTACTTCCCACCTGGGACTCCGTATGATGCTGGATCTCCAGCTGCGAACTACGCATCAGCTTTGCAAGTTCCGAACGTCACACTCAATCTTGGAGAACAAAAACCAGTCTCCATCACCGTCCCTTTCAATGGTGCTTACGATTGGTTGAATACTATCCAACCATCCGAGAATGGATCAATGGACAAATTTGCCAATTCTCTGAATTCATTGGGAATGATTTCTCTTTTCGTTGTTTCACCATTCCAGTACACTCCAACTGACAATCATCCCACCTCGATTGATGTTAATGTGTACGTCAATTCTCCGAACATGCAATTCAGGACTCCTTTCATTTACAAGGAGCTCATGATTCCTTATCCAACTGCCAATGACACGGAGGTTGTGAAGGGAAACTATTTGACTGATGAGGAGTTTGATGCCATGGAAGATGGCCATGCATCGGAGGAAACCATTCGCAAGTTTGAGAAGCTCTTCCCAAATGATCCCTACTACCCTGAAAGGGCTCGCCAAAAGGCAATCAAGAAATCAAAACCTCGCTGCCCACAGTTTCAGAGTGGAGATGAGATCCTTGAAAAACCAAATGGCGAGATTGGATCAAATGCCATTTTGGATGGAGCTGTGGCTTCACTTTTCCCTGGATCAGAGACGGCAGCAGCACCGAGCTCCCTCATGACATATCCTCATGAGGATATGCTCCAACTGATGACGAAGAGGGACCCCATCTACAACTGGGTGGTTCCAAATGACAAGATCCATATCTTGAGGATTCCCATTCCATGCTCCAAGATCAAGCAATGGAAGAATAGCGAAGGAGTCTTTGCGACAAGTGGTGCTGTCCTCAACTACTATGGAATGTTCACCAACATGTTTGGTTACCAGAATGGAGGCCAGACAATTGGTTTCCTTGCTGACACTGGAACCAATGACAATCTGGTCCTGGCTGTTCATTTGACTTATGGAGACGCGGCCCAAATCTTCTATGACATCAAGGAAGGAGAAGTCACTTTGGAAGAGTGGTATGCCAACATTGAGGAAAACCACCCAACAATGCATAACTTTGCAGTCAAATCCATGTTTGAGGTTGGGATCCCTTGGTTGAATTTCTTGAAGTCAGTTCCATCGAGAACTATCCCGATTGCGGGAGAATTTCCAAAATTCCCCTTCTCCAATCTCTACGTCTACGCATGGAACAGAGGAACCAAGCCCGCGGAAGTGACCATCACTCAAGCTGTTGGGCCTGGTTTCACTCTTTCCCATTTCTTGGGTGCTCCTCATGTGTACCAAAATGCTCTGGTGCCTCCAAGTCCCGCCAAGGAGATCCAAAAACACGTCGCGCGGCGACCTCTCGGCGCAACTCTCTTAGAGAAGGCGTCTCGTGATCGTGTTGATGGCATCGTGGAGGAAGATGGAGATGAGAGTGATTTCGAGATCGTTCCATCATTTCAATCTGGTGATGAAAAGATCACTGTCGTCACCAACACTCGAAAGTGTCCGCTGTGTTCGACAATTGTTTCATCATTTCTATCATTGGTGAAACACATCAAGTCGTCCCATCCGAGGGAGAATGTTGAATTGAAGTGTCCTGGATGTGGAGTTTCAACAACTCCCCAAAAGTGGGAATCCGAGCACCCTTGTGGATGGAAAAACAAGGTGAAGTGCCCCAGATGTGAGCTTGTCTCATCATTTGAGAAGATCTGCAATCACCTTGAATTCAACCATGCCATGCCTTTGGCGGCATACCAGGAATTCTGGAGGAAAACGATCGGAAAACCTTCTCCTTGGACTCATGATCCAAAACAAGCTGGGGTGGAGAAGAAGAAACTTCCTTCACTGAGGGGTTTTCTCTCAGGTGTTAAAATCAACGAGGGTTGTGGCACCGCGGAGTTCCAATCTTGGTTTGGACTCAAGGAGGTTGATCAAGCTGCCCAGAAGGCAACGAACCTTATGGAAAAGCTTGAAGACGAAATCGACGAGTTCCACAGGATGGGTGTGGTTGAGTCCATCGCGAGATCCACCCATAATGCGGACAGGATCGCAGAATCAGTAACTGGAATGACGGAACAATTCAACAAACGGACTACGGAATGGACATCGAAGATCGACGAAGCTCTCTCAACCATCATGGGAGCTAGTGAATCGATTGTGGACACCCACAAGAGAGGGGTCCAAGAAGCCACTTCTTTCAACAAGGAAGTGAAGGAGACGGCTGAGGTTCTTAGGGATGCCATCCCGAAGGCCACCAAAACGTTTGGCGCTTTCGAAAAAGTCGCAGAAAGACTTGACAATATCTTCGAAACAACTGAGAAGATTGTTGGGGACGTGAGAAAAAACACGAGGAACATGGTGGATGAGGTTTTCACCGCCGGAAACTCATACAACGTGAATGGTTATTTGAGGAGGGGTGAGTATTCAAGACTTCTTGGATTGATGCTCACTGAGGTCTTGGACAGACTTTCGGAATTTTGGACCGAAAAAGAAGCCCTTGCTATTTCAGGATTCGCAAAGGTTTTCCAGTATGTGGTCCCAATGCCTGACATTTTCCAAGAGGTTGTCAACGCAATTTTCTTCAACAAGTTCGGAAAGTTCTTGTTCACCAATGATGGGATTCCTCGTTTCCAAGATGATTCTGATGAGAGAATGACATTCCTCAAGGTCATTGGAATCTTTCTCTTGTTCCTAGTGAACATTGGAAAGTGGGTTGCATCACCTGAGACATTCATCTTTGAGTTCAACAAGATTTTCAATTTTGGGAATCTGACCAGAT